TGCGTACCAACTGGTGAGTTACCTATCAATGAGGTGTTAGCGAAGGATGCTCCAGCAGGGGCTATTATCGTGGATGATTCCACACTACCACAAGGTGCAGATGCCCAGTTCTTTGACGCATGGAAGCTAGACGGCTCTACTGTTACTGTAGATTTCCCAACAGCCCAAGCCCACAAACTGCGTGACTTTAATGCTGCTGCGGTTCAAGTAGCACAAAAGCGTCAATTAAACACATTAGCTGGTATTGCTAACGCTAAATCTGACGCTGACTTTGCTTCTGAACTAGCTACTAGCCGTGAAAGCATTGCATCTGCTACAACGACTGCTGAATTAGTAGCAATCGCTAATCCTGTTTAAGGAAATATCATGAGTTTAGTTCTCGATGGGTCAAATGGATTAACTTATCCAAATGGTGCTACTAATGGTGGTTTTATTAATAGTAGTACTGCGGTAACTTCTACATCAGGTACAGCAATTACTTTTACTGGTATTCCTAGTTGGGCAAAAAGAATTACGGTAATGTTTAATAGTGTTTCCACTAACGGAACTTCCCAATGGTTAGTTCAACTAGGAACATCAGGTGGCTTTGTTACAAGTGGATATGCTGGTTCTAGTAACTTTGATGGTTCAACAAATCAATATACAGCAGGTATTGGTATAAATGTCCAAAGGGCATCAGACCAATTAAACGGAAATTTAACAATTACCTTATTAAATTCTTCTACAAATGTATGGTCTGCATCAGGAAATTTTGGCAATAGTGGTGGTGCAGATTATTGGTCTACAGGTAGTTCTGTCACTTTATCTGGCGTTGCGACTCAAGTTCGTCTTACTACTTCAGGTGGTACGGACACATTTGACCTTGGTTCAATCAATATTCTTTACGAGTAAATCATGGAAAAAATTGAAATTAATGTAGATGTAATTACTGGTAAAGTTAGTCAAACTTCACGCCCATTTACTGCCGAAGAATTAGCAACTGCACAAGCTATTGATGCACAACAAGCACAAGCAAAACAAGCTGCTAAAGATGCAAAGGCTTCTGCACTAGCTAAATTAACAGCATTAGGACTAACACAAGCTGAAGTAATAGCCCTTTTAGGTTAAAAATGATTAAATTAGAACTTGAATTAAACGCTATCAACTTTATTCTTTCAACTCTTGGCGAACTTCCTACAAAAACTGGTGCTTGGGAACTTGTAAAGATGATTAAAGATCAGGCTGAACCACAGATACCTAAACCCGAAGAACCCGCAATCGTTGAGTAAATCATGTCCGATATTGACCTTTTTAAGTATGGCCAACTCGTAGCCCAAGTAGACGCTATGGAAAAGAAAATTGACAAGCTTGAAAAGGGCATGGAACAGTTATTGGAATTGGCTAATAAAGGTCGTGGTGGATTTTGGGCTGGCATGGTAATCGTATCTGCCCTATCTACCTTTATCGGTTTCATTTCTCACTATATTTCATCAAAATGAAAAAGTCGTACCAAAGCAAGACGATGTGGTTTTCGTTATTGCTAGTAATTTTTGGTGCTTTGTTTGATAACTTTTCTTACTTACAGTCAGTTATAAATGATAAATACTACGGCATTTTGTTGGTTAGCATTGGTATTATTGTTGCTGTACTCCGCTTTGTCACTACTGGGCCTGTAGAATGATTGACTATGGGAAAGCTATATTTCTTGCTGTGGCTGTATCTATCATTTTCGGTAGTGGCTATTGGGCTGGTTATAGTAAGTATGTTTCATATAAGAAGGAAGTCGAAATTGCTGTTGCAGCGCAGGAAGCGAAAGTCGAATCCATCCAAAAACAACACGAACTTGTAACTAAAGGAATATCTGATGAATACGATGCGAAGCTTAGTCTTATACGCCAGTATTATGCTAACGGGGTGCGCTCACCCAGTACCAACGGCTTGTCCAGCCCTGCCAATGCCCCCCAGTCAGCTTCTATTGAACCCGCCCACAACTTACTTGCTGAGTGCGCCCAAACAACTCTAATGCTCACAGAATTACAACGCTGGTATCTTGAGGTCTTAGGCGTTAAATGACACCCCAGCAGTTAGATAAGTTAGAGATTGACCATAAGTGGCTTGATCCCCTCAACGAAACATTCGCTAAATACGATATATCGACACCGAAGCGTCAAGCGTGTTTTATCGGTCAATGTATGCACGAAAGCATGGGTTTTAAGGTCACGGTAGAAAATTTAAACTATTCGGCTGCTGCCCTGATGCGGACTTGGCCATCCCGTTTTCCTGATATGGACACCGCTGAGAAGTATCAACATAACCCACAGAAGATAGCCAGCAAAGTTTATTTGGGGCGTATGGGCAATACAACGCCTGAAGAAGCTGGTATGTATATTGGTAGGGGTCTTATCCAACTAACGGGCAAAGACAACTATAAAGCCGTTTCTGACGCTCTTGGCGTAGATTTAATGGCCAATCCGCAACTGGTAGAACAACCTCGCTACGCTGCCCTAACTGCGGGCTGGTTTTGGAATAAAAAAGGGTTAAATGCGCTGGTCGATGATATTGAAACCATGACCAAGCGCATTAATGGCGGGACATTAGGGCTTGATGATCGTAAAGCCAAAATTAACATGGCTTTAAACGCTCTTAGCTAATCGTTCTCCAAAAGCCATACCCAAATACCGCTACAAACAATAAAGCCCCTAAAAAGCCCCATAGCAGGTCGTATTCGGGTTCAGGCGGTCTTTGTATAGCGGTAGCATAGTCAGCATCTTTAAACGCTTCTGATGCGGTTTTATAGGTCTTTCCTAATCCATAGTTACTCATACTCATCTTAGCTTCTCCTTTAGCGCAATTAATCGTATAACTACCGTCTTTTTCGGCAATCATTTCCTGCGTTCCATTTCTTTAGCCCAAGCGTTTAGGGTTTTATCCAGCAATATTTGGTTATCTAGCAACAAGTTTTTTAGTTTATCGATTTCTGCTTGTTGCTGTTTATGCTGCATTTCTAGTATTGCAATTTTGTCACGCTGTACTACATGGCGCAGTTCGTACTTTGTCAGTTTTTCTTGTTGCTGGCGTAGCATGGTGGCTATTTCTTCTGCGTGTTCATAAATCCTGCCACTATCAAACAGAATCATTAAGTCAGCCATTTCATTTGCGTTCATTTTAAAATCCACTCTCTCTCTTGGCGGTTAGAATCGCTTTTAACGGTTTTGCCAGTCAAAGTTATAAGGCCGTTACGCTCCAATTCGGTCAAGCGTCTAGCTACCTGACCGTGATGCAATCCAGCCCTTTTAGCAATCAAAGTTTTTCCTGCTGGAGAAACCTTTAAAGCATCAATAATCAGGGCATAGTGAGCCGATGGGTTAATCGAATTAGCTGCTAGGTGCGATGTGTAAGGATCGCTAGTCCTAGCTTGCTTGTAGGGATAAAAGTCAATATCCCCGTTCTTCATCATTTCGTATTCGGTCATCTGTTTCATTGCAACACTCTTGGGCTAGGTGGAGTTGAAGGGCTAGATGGTACGGTATAGCCAGCGTTACCTACTACATTTGTAGTCACACCATTGGGCGTGGTAATCACGATTTGGTTAGGATACAAAGTAGCGGTTTGTGTAATAACTCCTGCTGGGTTTACAAACTGAGCCGTATTACCGTTGATCTGAACCGATCCCGTGTTGTAACCCATAGGGCTAGTCATAGGATAGGTCTGCGCTTTGCAAGGGATTCCGTAAGCAAACATCGCACCTAACAAAGCCCCTAATAAGCAAGTTCCAATAAAGTCTTTCATAGGTCGCACCAATCGTCATGTGCTTGATCTAAAAACTTAGTAACGCTTAGATCGTTAATCATTTCCCATACGCTGATGTCTGTACCAGCGATGCGTACATCTTCTACATCGATGCCACCAATATGACCTGTTGAATGATCATCTTTTTCTTCGTACCCGTAAACATCAAGGTAAGTATTGCCCATGTACATCGAAAACAAGTAGTTGTTATCTGTTGTCATTTAATTCTCCTTTATCACTCGCCAATCGAGTAACACCAGTTTAGTTAAGCTAACTTAACAATGCAAGGATTATTTTAAAGTGTTTACCCTTAGTGGTAAAAAAGCGACAGGGCTGTATTTGGCAGTTACTATCAATAGGCAAGAAAGCCGCAAAATTGCCTAATTACTGCATCCTACATTGGCGGCTTAACGCCCTAAATGGGTGGGGTACTCGTTTCTTTACACTTTCCCCCGATACCTACTAGCTCCGTGATGCTTTCGGTATTAAAGACTGTTTTTTGTTTGGTAAAAACACAACAGGTGTTGAAAACATTCCCAGCCCTTTTGAAGCTTAGATTCTTCAACTTCTATTAATTTTACTTGATTTGTCGTGCCATTGACAAAGACGATAGCGCATCTAGCATTAGGCATACCTAGACCTTCTCGGTACGCTGCCAGCTGTAACTCATGCTCGAACCATACATCGGTCTTATCAAGGTCAGTCGTTTTGGTTTTGAAATCCACAACAAAGTTTTTTCCGTTACCATTCACGGACTTAGCCATCAAATCAACTTTCCCGCCAAAGCCTAGCGGATGGCCAAACGATTTCTCGCTTACCCATAATTGCTCGCCAAACGCTGCTTTTAATGCTTCGTCAATTTTGTCAAGATAAACTGGCTTTTCGGGCATATAGACCTGCTCAAAGTAGCTTTGAATAATATTGTGAATGGCAGTACCACGAGCCGCTGCATCCATGCCCGTAGCCTTGCTATCTTTCATTACCCTAGAAAGCCATACGCCTTCTTCTTCGCCTTCTAAGCGAGGAAGTGTAAGGGCAGCAAGAATCGCCTGTTCTTGCATCCATCTGAGCAATCCTTCGCCCTTGTTTGCGACACCGATGATTGTGGTAACGCTGGGCAATAGACCGAGTTTTCGTGCATCAGCAACATTTGTTGGCCGTTCTTTGCCTGTAGACGAGCCGATGACTGTATAGGCTGGACTGCCGTCTTTAGTATAGAAGTGACCACTCTTTTCTTCTTTATCTTTAATTATCATGATCAGAAGGGGATGTCAGATAAGTCATCATCTTGAATGGTCGGTGCGTTAGCTTCACGCTGTTTTTGACCACGCCACTCGCTACTTTCGGTAATCTTTTCCTTGTAATACTTGGGCAACGCATCGTAATCTTCTTGCTTAAAGTCCTGTAACCAAAAGATTTTGGTCGGATTAATGCCTTCAGGCTGGGCGCTACGAAGCGCAGAAGGAACAGGGCTAATCCCGCTGATATTGGCGTACTTGCCATCTTCGCTGTGAGTGATATTAACCATACAGAATTTGCCCAATAAATTCTTGAGATCAAAGTTCTTGCGATCTTCGGCAGTCATTTTTTTATTAGACCAAGCTTCTAAATCTTGCCGTAAACGGGCTTGATCGCCTAAACTAACGGTATATCGCTTAGACACGATTAAGGGCTTTCCATCGTCTGTTTTTAGCGGAAGTCCTGCATCGTCATCACCGTGAAGCTCCCAAGTCAATACGACCTTGTGCATAATCTTGGATTCGCCAGCCCATTCTACGGACTGATGCCCCAAATCAATAATGCTATATAGCCTTGCCATATGCAAACCAGCAGGGGCGATTTTAAATTCTTTACTGTTATCTGAAATAATCATTTTGCGTTCCTAAAAATGTTTGAAAAGTCATCAAAAACTGCTTTTAATACAGGGTTTGGTTTTACTGGAGCAGGTAGACCACAGGCATAACGCAAATCACCGATTTCATCGGCAGTCAGCATCATTCCATCGTCTAGGTCTTTAAAGATGCGTTCCAAATGTTCTTGGAAGCTATTGAAGTCTTGATCTTGCTCACTCATACGAGTTCTCCTATTAACACGGCACATACCGTATTTAGATATTAAGCTAACTTAAACAACAATGCAACACTTTATTTGGCAAGTTGTTGTAAAAATGTTAAGATAGCTTATGGAAAATATTTCAGCGACAGCAATGATTAAGCTTTTGGGTGGCTGTACCAAAGTGGCAAACCTAGTAGGTGTAAGCGTTCCAGCGGTATCGATGTGGCAAAATGGGGTAATCCCCTATGACAAGCTAGTAATACTGGCTGCCACGCTGGAAAAGGAAAGTGCAGGTTTAATTACTAGAAAACAGCTTTTCCCGCTTTCTTACAAAATGATATGGCCTGAATTGGAATAGTGTTATACTGTGGGGGCAGAGTGATGTCTGCTAAGTAGTTACCCATAATACCAGACCCTTTTGGACTGATCTGAGTGTTTAGTAAATGGAATTATGGGCATTTATTAAGCAACTTCACCTTAGATCAGCCCAAAGGGGTTTTTCTATTCTGTCTAGCCCGTTCTCAAGCGTGTTGCAACGGTAAAGGCTGTAAATACTCTAGATACTACTAGCACTTATGTGCCTTCCCTATCCGTTATTGCTTGGATAGTACGAAGAACCGTCCTGTATGGATAGACCGATGATGTGATAAAGACAGACCTAGACACGCCAAAGACATCGAAGCAATATATAAACCTCAGAACTCAGCAAGACTGACAAGCTATTCCTCATAGTAGGGATAGCTATGCCCTTGAATCTTGCAATCCTGACGAAAAAACCACAGTAAATAAAAATATTGTCTATTAAGCAAACTTAACATATACTTCACTTAGATTAACTATTGGAGTACGAAATGACTTGGAACTTACGCTTAGTAGATTTAAGTAATCCGTATGAAGATTACTTTGAAATTAGAGAAGTGTTTTATGACACGATGGGCAAACCCATTGGACATACCAAAGCTGCCATCGGTGGTGAAGATCGCCTTGAAGTAGATCGTTATATTGAACTTGCCCAGCAAGCCCTTGCTAAACCCACTTTAAAGTTTGCTAAAAATGATTGAACCTTTACTACCCCCACAGCCATTGGATAACGACTTTGCTGTTGTTAGAATCTTACAATTAATGGGTCAGCTATCACCTAAAGATATTAAATATATTTTTCAAGTAGCCGAGCGTGTTAGTAAGATGATTTCAACAGAGGATGACAATGAGCTTTCAAGAGTTTTATAGTTTATATCCCCGTAAAATGGGGCGCAAAGACGCAGAAAAGAGTTGGAATAGGCTTACACCAGTACAGCAAGCAGAGTGCCTTGAAGCAATGCCTAACTACTTGAAATACTGGAAGATTAAAGAAACCGCTAAAGATTTTATTCCATACCCTGCGACCTTTATAAACCAAGAACGCTGGACTGACGAACTTGACATTGAGCCAATCCAAAATAAAAAGCCTGAACTGCCATTCTATGCAACAGAAGAACTAACAATGAAAAAGGCTCAGGAAGTCGGTATAACTCCCTATGCTGGAGAAGGCTGGCAAGCATTAAGATCAAGGATTAGTCAGAAGATTAAACAACTTGAAGAA